TAGCCGATCCGTACACCATCGACAGTGCCGTAAAGAGCTTTTGTCCAGTCACCGGCGAACCCGACGATGTCAGGCGTTGCGCTTTCTCCGGATGTGCCATCTTTGTATGCGGCTTTTGTAAAGTAAGTCGGTGCGCCGAGGAGACGATTCACAGCACCTTCGGAAGCACTATTGACAAACAGCGGACGCTTGTCACCGTCAACAGCAGACAGCAGTACGCCGCGACCCTGCGGGGAAAATACAAATCCGTTCACAATACCGCCCTGCGTAGAGATGGCAGTATCAGCCGCCACAAGTCCGTCATAGGCTGTCTTGTTAGCGGTATCAAGAGCGTAACCGGTAATAGCAGAGAAATTATCAAAATTAGCAAGTGTACCAGAAGACGGGCCGAAAAATACGGTGTTATCGAATTTTTCAGCAAGCACTCCCGGAAGACGGGCGATCAACGCGTCATACAGTGCCGCGGCATCTCTGCGGAATTCATCAGAGAACGGCACAATAACCGCCAGCTTGTGGGCCTGCATAATTTTTTTATCAAGTGTCGGATTGCTCACGGGTTTCACACCAGTCTCTGCGACCCATGCCGCTTCCGGGTCTCCAGCAATGACAGGGATCTGCGCGCCTCTGCCGGGTAAAGCAATCTGGCGTGCCAGCTGCATGATCACGGACGATCCGATTGTCTTCTGAAGAATTTCCTGAGATACTTCATTAGGGAGCTGAATGTTGCTCATATTAGTGGGTGTTCCAGTTCCTACAATAGCCATTTTTTGGCCTCCTTTATGTTTGTGAATTAAACCATTCAGCGAACTGCTGTCTGGTTGTCTGTTTGATATCTACATGAGTTTCGCCGCCATCCCGTACATTCGGGTATGCCGGTTTCGCAAAATCTAAGATCCCCTGCGCCTGTGCTTTACACTCTTCTTCCGTGGCCCCGGTAAGAAGTGCCGCAGGTACGCCGACATCACCAGCGACCTTTTCACGCATAATCCTAATGGCATCCGCGGCGTTGCGCTTGTCGATATCGGCCTGCAGTTCCGATATTTTTGCCCGCGCCTCTTTAAGATCTGCCTCGGCCGTCGACCCTCGCAGGGTATCGAGCTCTGCCTCAGCCGCTGTGAGGGCTGTCTGCAGTTCTGTCATGCCGTCCTTCGCGACATTGATGTCGTTTCCGTTGATGTCCATCAGCGTCTTAATCTGGTCGGCTGTGGCATCAGGGAAAAGTGCTGTGATATCTGTGCGCTTCATGCAAAACCTCCATCCCTTACGCTTTTAACGTGGTCGCATCACATAGGGTCGCGTCTTTTACGCCCCGCCGGGCAAAATTTTTATAAAAAAAACAGACATCATTCGACGTCTGTCTCTTCCGCTGTGGAACTGTTTAATTCTTTCCGCTTTTCTGCGGCACTTGCCTGCTGAGCGCGAATTTTGATCCGATTATCCCTGTAAAACTGTCTCCGCATCGCGTTGAGGCGTGACTCCGGTGATCCGAGACCGTATTCATCATGGATGTCTTCCAAAATGTCCGGGTCGATGCCGTCACCGTAATACATGTCTAGGTACTTCTGCGGGTCATAGCCCTGTACCTCTGTGTTTTGATCGAATCGGACGGCATATGTGCAGTCGCAATTCGCGTGAATATGCTGAGCGTGCCCGTTTCGCAATGCCTTTGAGCTGGCCTGCTGCCAACCGCGAGACGCGAGCATGATACAAAACGCGCACGTCTCACCATGCGGAATCCACGCCCATTCGGCGCCATCGCGCAGGGCGTTGTGCATCACAGTGTCCACGCTCACGAGCTTCACCTGCCGCGCAAGGGCGGATGCCACAAGCGATTCATTGGCGCTCTGTTTAAGCGTGCCGTTTACGGCTTTTGCGATGTCGCCATAAGTCGGCACATCAGCCGGCACAGCGGGCGGAAGCGTCACGGAAGACAGTGCACCGGCGGCATCGTACATCTCACAGGCCAATTCCGCCGCGGCCTCGCCGTATTTCGACGACAGGCCATACGCATAATTGATAATCTCTTGCCGCGTCTCGGGAGAATCCCACAGGCCGTCCGGGTCCCGGTTGATGTGCATGAACTCCATCATCAATCTCGCCGCCGTCTCGTTGACCTTCCGGAGATCTTCGATATATTTGACCCAGCTTTTTTCTGATATCGTCATGCGCCGAGCTCCTCAAGCACGGAAGCCCCACGCACCCGCATCTCCTGCGCTTTGATCCGCCGCACATCCGCCGGCGAGAAGCCGACCATTTCCAAAAACGTGTCAGTCTGTGCGAATCCCTGCCTTGCAGATGCAATCTTGATTGCCGCATCAGCAGTGACGGCCACGGAGGGCATCGCGGGGTTCTTAAAGTGCGGCATGACCGCGGCCTGTTCTTCGGTCAGGGCGTCGAGTGTCGTGTCGTTTGCGATGGCCAGGGCCATGCGGGCAATCGTCCGGAGTGCGTCGCCGTTTCCGGTGTTGAGCTCTTCCGCCAAGCCAACAAGCGTCTTAGTCTGCGCCTCGATCGCGTCGGAGCTGGTCGGATTGGCATCATTCACCACGCCGGTATCCGTCACGGGCAAACCTGTCGCCGCCGAGAACTGGGTCGCAAGGATTCTGATCATTTCAACGTGCGGTGTGATGTTGCCCTGCGGGAGCTGTCCAAACGCCGGCTTTTCGCCGGTCTCCGGATTTACCGTGGACGCGATGATCGAGCCGACATACTGTCTGAATTTCTGGTTTATGATAACGTCATACTGTTCATCCGTGACGCCAAGCAAATACTTTTGCGGGGAGGTCGCGAACTCGAGTCCTATAGTTGCGTTCGCAACCGTCCGGACATAACCCTCGATCAGATGGCGGATGGGTTCTTTGATCCGCGACCGGCCAAAAGGCTTATTGCTTGTCGCGTTCCAGATCATCGGCTCCATGAGCGGCCGCCCCATCTTGTGCGGGTACGCTTTGGCGTCCCACATGTATTCGCTGACCTTACGGATGACCCAGACGGCCGTGTCCGTATACAGGTTAATCAGGGACGGCTCCCACATAAGCACGTCATTTGACGGCACGGTGCTGATGATCGCCATGCCGCTCCCGATCCGACCGAGCTCCCCGTCCCATTCGGCCGCAGCCGTCTGGGGGGAGTGGAAACGAATCCGTGCACCGGCATGGTCATCGGCGGACAGCGTCGAAAAGGTGCACCCGTATTTCAGTTCGTCCCTGCACGCCTTGATGTACTCCGCAATCAGGTTATTCCCTTCGACGATCCTGTCCATCTCCGTGCTGTCAGCTCCGCCGGCGCCGACGAAGCCGTCGAACATCGACCTTGCCGCGAGGACGTCGACCGCCTTAGCCCCCCAGGAACATCCGATTTCGAGATTTTTGAAGGTCTCCGGAAGCGCAATCCCGAGATTGACCTCGCCGAGCGTTACCTTGCCCTCGTAATACCGATTCTTTTTGAAGTTTTTCGCGGAGTGGGAATTGTAAATATCAATCAGCTTTGCCAGCTTCTTGCGTTCGTAATCTCCCAGACCGCGAACATTAGTAATTGATAAACCAAGCATATCAACCAATCCTCATTTTCTTTGCGGGGTTACGCTTCGAGGTCTTTGCACCGTAAAAAGCAAGGGCGCAGGCTTCAATCGGGATTGCGTTGTCGCCGCCAAAAGCCCAGCCGCCGGAAACAGGTCGCTTGACGGAGCTGACAGCGCTTTCCCGAAGCGCCTCCTGCCCTCGGAACCACGTCACCTCTCTATCGCTAAGAGCATCACAGAGCATCCCGACCGCCCCGATTAGATCCCGCGACGTCGGGCGCACAATCGAGCCCTTGATTTTCCAGACGTCAACGATTTTATCGATTAAGGCGTCGACGCCGTTCCTCCCGTCGATCACCACACAGCACGCACGGCTGTATCTCTCGTTGAGCCATGCCGCTAACCATGACAGCCCGCGGGCAGTGCTCTCCCGCTTAATCAGCGAGATCCGCGCCGGTCCCGATTCCGGGATGACCGCGCCACATAAGCACACCTCTGTGCCGTCCGGAGAGAATTTGACGCCGTAGGCCGTCTTTCCGTCGGGTTTTTTGGCATCCGACACGCAGGAGTCCCAGACATCCGCCTTTATGGCGTAGTCGATCCGCTCGACGGCGATCGGCGACCACCAGCCGAGCCGCTCCCGGGCAAATGTGTCTGGCGGCATCTGTTCGCACTCGCCCTCAATCGTGGACAGCAGGATCCGTCGCCCAAGCGCGGGATTAGTCGCTGCCCACCGCTCCGGATCCGAGACGTCCCCGATCTCCGGGACGGAATACTCAAACCATGCCGCCGTCCTGGTCTTCCCTGATAGCGCCTTGTCGCGGATGCCGCGGAAGACGACGCCCGGGGATTGCGGTTCCGGAGGTGTTCCAACATAGATTGTCTGTGGGTTGAGGCTCGCGGAGATC